CGATGGGAGATATATAGGGGATTGCGAGTTCTTCACTAGACCATTTCAAGACATTTTCGTTTTGGTCAAAATAGTTCATACACCGCAGTTCCCAAGACGAACGATAGATGACTTTGTTGATGTCACCCACATACTTTTTTGGATTCTTTACAGTGTATCGTCCTTTATAAGTCATCTAAATAGTTCACGGAGGATTGTATGGCAACAGGAACACTTGAAGATTTCGATGCAGATATTGGTGGTAGTGCAAGTGGTCCACTTGCGAAACTTTATGCACGATCATCAAAAGAAAAACTTATATATCCATCTGACATCGCAAACCTTGGACATCTTTGTGTATTTAGGATACGAGAAAGGACGTTTGATTTAGAGACTTTTACTACGACTTCTGCACAATCTACCATATTCAGTCGAGACATCATACTTCCGATGCCACCAGATTTGTCTACACAATATGGTGTATCTTATAATTCTGGAGCAACGAGTGGATTGATTGGTGCAGTATTCCAAAAGGGTACAGAACTCGCTGATTTAAATTTTTCTGCGTTAGGTGATCTCGCAGTGCGAGCAATTGCTGAAAATAACACTGCTGCGGCAGAACTAACTAAATCAGTAGCAGGGCAAGCTGCTAATCCATATCAGGCAGTTTTTTTCCAAAATCCAAATTTAAGAACGTTCAGTTTTAACTATAAACTATTTGCTAAAAATGAACAAGAGAGTGATAATATCAGAGCAATCATACGGGCATTCAAATCTGCCATGCTTCCGACATTTGCTCAAGGCAGAACTTTGTTCAATTATCCGAAAGTTTTTGAGATTGAATTTAGACATGATGAATATCTTTTTGAGATTGGAACTTCAGTTTTAACTTCATTTGATGTAAAATATCACGCACAGGGAACACCTTCATATTTCGAGGGAACTAAAGCACCAACTGATGTCGATATTTCGTTAAGTTTCCAAGAACTGAATATTTTGACAGCAGATCAAGTGGACGGAATAGGGGAGGGTAATAACAAATAATGTCTTATTACTTTTCATATTTACCAAATGTACAATATAAAATTGACGGATCAGGCGCAAATCGAAAAGAAAGAGTGACTGATATCACCCGTAGATTTAAAATTACACAACTCTTGAATAGTAGAGAAGCAATATACTTTGATTATTCAGTTCAAGATGGAGATCGTCCAGATATAGTCGCAACAAAATTATATGACGACTATCGATTAGATTGGTTAGTATTATTACCTAACGAGATACACGATAGGTATTTTGAATGGGTGATGTCTCAACGTGAATTTGAAGCATTTATAAGAAAGAAATATGGTAGTTTATCAGTGGCACAATCGCAAGTCCACCACTACGAAAGAATCCTTTCAAAAAGTAAAGTATTGAATAATGGCACTGTTATACCTGAAAGGAAAGTTATTGTTGATGAAACCACTTACAATTCTCTTGGTATAAACGATAGAAGATTAGTGACCGCATTCGATGAAGAGGACAATCGAAATGAATCACACAGAAATATTAAATTGATTGATCCCGCACTTGTCACCGATGTAGTTAGACAAGCAAGGAGAACATATAATTGACTTCAAGATCAAATATACCCGGTGATATTAATATTGAAAGATTTGAACTCACAAATTATTCAAAATCACCAAAAAGCACATTAGACATAACTGAAATCGCATACGAGTTCTCATACTATGAAGATATTCGTTCACCATCTATTTATGCTGATGTAACTTTAGTTGATGGGTCAGGTTTAATGAATAGTTATCCAATTGTTGGTGATGAGGACTTGATTTTAAGTTTTAGTGGAGCATTCAATTTTGATTCAAATGAAGTGATTGATATCAATCTTAGATCATATAAGATCGGTGAAAAGAAAAAAGTTTCAGATAGAGCAACTCAATATCCAATATTTTTTACCACAAACCAAGAAATACAAAACAAAAAAACCGAAGTGGTGTCTGGATTCAGTGGTAGAATATCTGACATTATCCCTCGTTTTTCAAAATTAAATTTTGTTAATATTGAACCAACTGATGGATTATTCAAATATGCGGGTATGGGGTATAATGTATTTGATACCATCCGATTACTCGCAAAAGAAGCAAAAAGTTCAAGATTCAACTCAAGCAACTATTTGTTTTATCAGTTGCATAATGGATACTATTTTGTAACCTTAGAAAGTTTGTTTTTACAAGACACCTCTAAAAAATACTATTATACTCCTGCAAACGTTAATAGGGGATCGGGAGATATTACACCAGATCAAGTAATCGATATACTTGAACACGTTAAGTCTAATGATCTAATTAAAGGAATGGATCGTGGATTGTATGGCAATAAAACTGAATCACTTGATCTATTAAGGAAAGTTTATAATGTTAGACAGTTTGACTATTTTGGTAGTGGATTTAATGCGACAAATCATATACCTGAATTTCCTAATCTTATTCAACCTAGAAATGAAAGTTCTGCAAGAAACTCACAACTTGCAAACGTTAAGTTTTTTGCGTCAGATTTAAATGATGTTGCAAGTATTGACTACATTAGAAATTTAGATGTCACAACAAATAATTATGGACGAAAGAAACATATATTCTCTGGAATTGAAACATCACTAAAAGAACAAATGATGTCTAATATTTTTAGAATTGCGATACCCGGTGACAGTGCACGACATGCTGGTCAGATTATTGAAATAAACATGCCAGAGTCGTCACAGAAACTTCAAGACCAAAATTCATATGATAAATACTTATCTGGACGATTTTTGATTGTTACTGTTAGACACATGTTACAAGCAAATAAAGAATATGTTACAATCATGGAATGCGTAAAAGACTGCTTAGAAGACGAGATCATAGGATTATAAAATGTTTAGTTTCTCAGAGCACAAAAATTTATTGGAATATAGACAACTTGATGAGAAACTGATTCTCTTCAACAATGGTGCACGTTACGGGCAGATTGTATTCCTTGCCGGAGGTGCGGG